CAGGAAGGGAAGCCCCTGCTTGTGGAATGAATACATGGAACCAATGAATCCGGTGTTGTAGCATCTTGTCAGATAGTCTGACACCGTTTCAAACTCATTCACCTGAAGCTGTTCCAATATGGCCTGTACTTGCGTTTTCAAGGCCTTCTGATACTCCATCTGATATATCACATGCGGAAGGTCTGCATCATTTCTTGCAAGCAGATTTTCAAGCCTTAAATTGATATCATGCAGTGCTATGGCATAATTATCTTCCAATTCTGCAAGCACCCTTTTTTCTTCATCAAGGAATGCTTGCAGCACTTCTTTTTCATACTTCTTGATATTATCACCTTCTTTCAGGTATCAAAAAAGGAAGCCTATTCAGCTTCCTTGTATTTCCATTTATAACCATGTGCTGTTTGATTCTTTCCATTACAGCATTTTGTTATTGCTGTCGCATCTTTTGGTTTGCCAATTGCTTTTGCTGCCACATTAACACCTTCAAATTCTGCGACCAACTTATCATTCATATCAAATTGCAATATCTTTTTTCTATGTGATTGAATTGACCGGCTTCTTCCTGTTCCATAAGCCAAATTGTAAACTTTTGAACACCATTCAAGATTTTCAATACTATTATTTGACGGATTTTCATCTTTATGGTTTACTTCCGGCAGATTATTAGGATTTGGAATGAATGCAGATGCCACTAATCTGTGAATTTGGCAACTTTTATGTTCTCCTGCCACCGCTAACAACACCCTGTAATATCCTTTATCATCCTTACACTGTGAAAGCATCCTTCCTTTGTAAAACCTTACAGAATTTTTGCATTTCACTTCTCTATCAAGGCTCCTTACATTGCCTTGATTACTTACCTGATACACTCCTTCATATCCGGGAATATCTTTCCATACTTCTTCCATATTGTCACCTTTACCCTTTCGGCAACACCCAAATTGTAAGCACGGAAGGGCAGTGGGTATTCTGCCTTTGTCGTGTTGCAATCACTATCCGTGCAATATTATTTTACCATAATTATACATTTTCTTCAACAGGAACCGCATTTAATGCAGTTTGCGTTTCGTTCAATTCTTTTTCCGCTTCATTTGGGTTTGGAAACTTATTTTTCAGTTCTTCCCAATCCAAATCAAGCACTTGACAAATCTGCTGTTGTAGTGTTTCTGAATCAAGCTGTGTGGCAAGATTCAACAGGGTTGTGATTTTTGCCTGCTGTTCCTGTGCTTCTGTCAGCTTAATCTGCGCATTTTCCTGCTCGTTTGACATGATTTCAGGTGTGAAATCAAAATAAACATCTTCCAGTGAATAATCTTTGCCTTCCCGGTCATTGATTTCTGCAATTACCGCTTCAACCAATTCCTGAAGAAACAATTCCAATTGGTCTATAATCTTATTACAGCGCAATTCCAACAAAGAATATGCTGCTTTGATTGCAATGTTTGTTGTGGCTGATGTGTCTTTCAGCCCTTGCATATTCAAACTCATACCAAAACGATAAATATTTTTTTCATCAAGGTCAAGCTTCTCTTTCCTTGCCTGATAGGGAATATCTACTGTGTGAACCTCAACACCGCCTTCTTTATCCACTCCAATCAGCTTCTTTGTTTTCAGGTTCTGCTGCAATTTGCTTAAATCATCACCTTCAAAGCCTTTTACAACATGAAGCGGTGTGTCAAAATCAATCAGGTTGTTGGTCAAAGATGATGCATGGATGTCATAATCATCAATCAATGGCTTTACAGCCGGCAAAAAGCTTTTTCTTTTCTTGTTATTATCCAAACGGAAGAAGGGAAGAAGGTGGTAATCATCCTTTATGAACAGTTTCCCATCCTTTTCATACATTGCATGTGGTCTTGGATTCATTTCTGCATCTGAATCCATTTCAATTTCACCGTTGTCTGTCTGCTTGTAGTAGTATGTGTTTTCATCATCTACCACAAGAATCTTCCACTGTGTTTTGCCTTCTTTATCAATGCGGTCCACATATTTATATATGCGTTGGTCCTTCTTATCCGCTGCAAACCGCCCTTCTACTTCTACAACACCCAAACAATCAGCATTTTCAAATACAAGCCTGTCATTCTTGCCTTTGTATGCATACATGTAATCAAAGCCCTTGGCTTGCATACCTGTGATTGTTTCGGACAGTTCCACCATGAATTTCTTGTTTTTATTGAAGTATGTGTCCATTTCTTTCTGAAGAAGTGCATCATCTGACATGATGATTCCATCAACATTCCCTGAAAGAACAAATTGTGTTGCCTGATCCACCAATTCTGTGAAGAACTGATGCGGAATCTTGGCATTGCTTCTTGTCTTATCTTCCACAAGGTTTCCGTCACTGTTCCAATAGAACATTCTGTAATCAAGAATATCATGTTTACCTTCATAGTAATTCCATCCCACTTTTGCTGCTTTCTTTAAAAGTGAACTTTCATCTTCCAACAGGAATGTTTTTATTTCTTCTACTGTAAGCACGTTGCACCACCTTTCTATACAAGCCAATTCTTGGCCTTTCTCCATCCTTCTATGCCATATCTTAATGCTGCCATTGCATCATCCATAATTGGAACCGGTTCATCAAGATATTCACCTAGTTTTTCATCCTTTTTCCACTTCCATTGCTGCAATTCCTTAATGGTATTCACACAATGCGGATGAACATATATCATTCTTTTAATTATTTTATCCTTTGAAACAACACCCTTCAGACAATCTATTTGTGCTTTAACTGAATTTTGTTCCTTTTCAACCGGTTTTGCCCTGAACCCTGCTTTTTTCCACATCTTTATTCGGTCAGGTTCAGCACTGTCACACCACATTGTTCTGTTTTTTGGAATGTTTTTCTCTAATGCAAGTGGAATTATCTCTGATGTTTCCTTTTCATGAACATAAATTTCATCAAGAATGTATATGTTATCATCCTTGATTCCTAACAGAAGAATTGCATTTGCATGGTTATAACCAAAATCCTGACCAATTGCAATATCATCATAATCATTCAGGTTCAGAGATACTTCTTTGATTTCCCAATTGTGAAGAATCAGGCCACCGATTTCACCCCATTCCCCAAGGCCATATATCTGATAGCCTTCAGGATCAACAATCTTTCTTCTTTCCATTCGGGCTTTGTATGCTTCATCTACAAATCTATTGCCCAAATATGTGCTGTGATGTGTCAGTGTGTTTGCATCAGGAATATCAAAAAAATTCTTCTTTATCCAGTGATTCTTATTCACCGGGTTGAATGTCAGTCTTATTTGGTAGAACTGCCCTTCAGGAAGGACACCACGCAATCTATCATCTATGATTTCAAAGTCTGCCTGTGTCAATTCTGTGGCTTCTTCACACCATACATCTGTTAGCTTGCCTTTTTGGAATGTGATAGACTTCAGCTTTTCTCTTTGCTTATCATCATTCATTCCACGGAATATAATTTTGTTTCCGTTTGCCCGGCATTCTATCTGCAAAGGTGAATAGGTTATCTTCCAATACCTTTCTGCTTTGCTTCCAAACATACGATAAATAGCACCTGTCAGTTCTGCAAAGGTGCTGTCACGGTTTGTTATGTCTGATTTGCGGATGCACACAAGGTTCCTGCCCTTGTCTGCCATAAGCCTTAATATATAGTTCTGTGCAGTATCAACCGACTTCCCGGAACCTGCACTTCCTTTCATGACTATATATCTTTTCTTACTCCTATCCACTTCCTTGAAGCAGGGATTCATCTGAACACTTATATTCATAAATCATCAACCCTATATCCGTTGCAATTCCTTTTCACACATCTGTGTGTATCAGCAAGTCCTTCTGTCAAATACGCACCATGAACTGCACAATATGCAACCGGATAAAAAGATTGGTTGCCATCTATCAAAACAACCTTTTCCGGTTGCTTGGGTGGAAGATGCTTTTTCCTTTCTCTTTTCCGTTTCTTCTGTGCTATCCTGTTACCTCTTCCATGATGTTTCATAACAAATCACCGCCATCCACTATAAAACAGTTTTTTCTAAGGCATATATCACCATCAGCATCTTCAAAAAACAAAGGCTGTCTGTTTGCGAATACCTCATAATCATAGTTATTATGCAGAATGGAATCTTCCTGCATTACATTGGCATCATTTTCAAATCTTAATGGCATACAAAGTATTACTTTTCGTGTTTTCTTTTCAAAAACTACTACTGTGAACATTCTTCATCCCCATAGTCAATAATGATATTCAGGTCCATATCAGCTTCCACTTCCAGTTTGTCTGTATATAGGCCATAAGCCCTTCCAAGAAGGTCTGCTGCTTTGTTAGAATCCTTTAATTGTGCCGGTATTTCCACAATATGCGGAACTTCTTCTTTCACTGTCTGTTTCCGCATGGTTCCATTTTCATCAGGAACATATTGTGAAGTTTCCTTGTTCAGTGTTACCACCACAGAATCCTTCATTTCTCTGCGCATAACCGCTGTAAGGTACCGCAAGACTTCATCCTGATCTGCTATCAATTCTTTTTCTTTTTCTGCCATCCGTTCATCAATATATTTTCGCATTTCAGGATTGAATTTTGACTTACTTTTCTTGTCTGTGGGTTTTTGTGGGTTT